TATCTGATAGACAATTTGCAGTTACTTTACCTAAGTTATCTTTTGAGATAACAGGTCTATCGTATGATGGTGAAAGAAAACTTACAAGAGTACAAAAATATAAAACTGTTAAATCTGAAGTAGATGGTAAAGTGATGAATTTTAATTATACACCTGTACCGTATAATTTAAATTTTTCTTTATATTCATTTACAGCAAGTGCTGAAGCTGGTCTTCAGATAGTAGAACAAATAATACCGTTCTTTCAACCAGACTATACAGTAACAGTAAATGCAGTACCAGAATTAAACATTAAAAGAGATGTGCCTATTGTTTTAAATAGTATTACTTATGCAGATACTTATGATGGTAGTTACACAACAAGAAGAGCAGTTATCTATACATTGAATTTTACTGCTAAGACTTATCTATTTGGTCCTGATAATACAAGTAAAACTATTAAAGAAGTTAAGATTGACTTGTATGATGATACAGATACAACAAATAAGGCAAGAACAGAAAGAGTTACAACAACCCCTAATCCTACAAGTGCAGACGCTGATGATGATTTTGGGTTTACAACAAACATAGATTTCTTTGAAGATTCTAAAAAATATAACCCAGACACAGATACGGATGAATAAATAGTATTATGACAAGAGCAAGAGACACAGCAGACTTATTAACATTAGCCCCAACAGCACAGGCGACTGAACCTGTGGAAACTCTCCCATTAATTATTAATGGTACTTTTAGAGTTAAACAAAGAATGGATGCTGAAACAGTTCGTAATGGACTAAACATTGATGTATCAGGAAATCATACACATGATAGATGGAAACTAGAGATAATTAATGCTGGTGCTGTTGATACAACAACAGATTCAGAAGTACCATCAGGTCAAGGATTTAAAACTTCTATTAAAATAAGATGTCGTACAGCAGATGGAAGTCTAGCAGCTGGTGATATATTGGCATGGAGACAAATTATAGAAGACCAAAATTGTATTATAACAAGAAAGGGTCATTCAGACGCTAAAAAATTAACTGTTGCATTTTGGGTTAGGTCAGGAGTAACAGGAACATATATTTTAGAGTTATATGATTTTCAAAATAGTAGACAAATTAGTCAGGCGTATACAGTATCACAAGCAGATACATGGGAGAAAAAAGTTTTAGTTTTTCCTGGTGATACTACTGGTCAATTTGCAAATGACACTGGTCAAGGACTTATGTGTAATTGGTGGTTGGCTGCAGGTTCAGATTCTTCAGGTGGAACTTTAAGTACAACATGGACTTCTATTACAGAAGCTAACAGGGCTGTTGGACAAGTAAATTTTCAAGGAACAGCAGATAAATCTTTTTTTCTAACAGGGGTACAATTAGAAGTAGGTGAATATACTGCTACAACAATACCACCATTTAGACATTTATCATATGGTCAAGAATTAATTAGATGTATGAGATACCTTGAAATCGTTGCAGGTGGGGATGACCAGCTTATAGGTCTAGGTGGAATGTATAGTGGTTCACATTTTGATTGTACTTTAAACACAATTGTAGAAAAAAGAGCAACACCAACAATGATAGTAAAAGACGCTTCAAATCATTTTAAGATAAGGGTTGATAATGAATCTAAAACAGGCGATACTATTGACGCCCTAGGTGGTAGGTCTCATTGGAGAAAACAACATTTACAAATAACAACACATATACCAGCAGGTATATCACAAGGTTTTAATGGACTGTTAGCAACTAATAATGCAGCCGGATATCTAAAACTAATGGCGGAGTTATAAAATGACAGCAGCTAGAAATTTAGCAAGTGTAGTATCACAATTAGCAACACAGGGATTAGATAGACCTAGTGTAAATCCTATCATTATAAACGGAGACTTAACGGTGAACAACTATGGTTTAAACAATACACTTACAGGTTTAGGTGATAGTGATGAAGGATATATTATTCATGATAGACTAAGACATACAATAACTGCTGGTGCCGGTAGATATACGGCAGCTGATTTAGGAGTTACAGATTTACCAGGTTTTGCGAGAGTTTTACATCTTGACTGTACAACAGCAGAAGCAAGTTTAGGTACAAACAGCAGTGTTTTTAATATAGATTATAGAGTAGAAGCAAATGATATTGCAAGTTTATTAAATTGGTCTGATACTTCAAATGATACATCTGCTAAATACATTACAGTTTCATTTTACATGAAAACAAATAAAGCATTTAAATTTACAACAGGATTTATTAATAGTGACCATTCAAGACACATTAGAAAAGAATTTACAACATCAACATCATGGACAAGACATGTATTAACTTTTCCACCTGATATAGGCAATAGTCCTAATAGTGATATTGGAGAAGGTTTAAGATGGCGAACAACAATAAGTGGAGGTTCAGATTTTACATCTGGCACACTTGCAACAAATTGGGAATCTACTACAAGTGCAAACTCACATACAAGTAATACACCTAATAACTTTTTTGATAATACTGATAATGATATTAAAATGACAGGATTACAGATGGAAATAGGTCAATTTACATCTAGTAGTATACCTGATTTTCAAAAAATAAATGATACAGCAACAGAAAGAAGGAGATGTGATAGATATTGTCAATTATTAGCATATGGGCAAGACCAAGTTATAGGAAATGGTAATTCATATAGTGATACTAGACTTGTTACCGACTATTGTCAAAGAGGAAGTTTTAGAAATACACCATCTGTTATTCAAAGTAGTGCAAGTAATTCATTAAGAATTGATGTAAATAATACTTTTGACTTATTTGATAATATTAGTGGCACTCAATTTGGGTCTGTAAATGGTATAGGATTAGTATCTGATTCTGGTGTTTCAACAGCTGTGGGTAAATACGCATACCTATATGGGGGGTCTGGTGCCACCAGACTTTTAATGAATGCTGAGTTATAAATAAAGTAAATGAGGAAAAATAAATGGCAATAAAATATAAAAAAGTTAATGACCCGGATGGAGTTTTTACATGTTTAAGATGTTGGGATGACGCTGACGCTACTGTAGCAACACTTTTAATTCCACTAGATGAGGCTAATACTGATTACGCCAACTGGAAAGCATGGGACGCTATTGACGGAAACACAACATTAGACGCTGATTAAAAATGACTATTAATAGAGATGTTGCTAACTTAGCAAGTAGACCTAATAAGATAAGTAGAAATCATGTTTATCCATTAATTATGAATGGAGACATGAGAATAGCACAAAGAGGAACCAGTGCAACAGGTATAAGTGCTAATGGTCATTATACTGTTGATAGATGGAGACATAACTTTCAAAATTCAGCAGGTAGACTTACATCATCTCAAAGTACAGATGTTCCTGATGGTCAAGGATTTAAACACTCTCTAAAATTAGATTGCACAACAGCAGATACATCCATAGCTGCAAACGAATTTGGTCAAATTTCTCATTCGTTTGAAGGACAAGATTTAGCGTTATTTAATAAAGGAACTGCTGACTGTACCACATTTACTGTTATATTTTGGGCAAAAGGCACGGCAAAAACTTATGGATTAGAATTATATGATTCTGATAACAATAGACAAATAACTAAATTATTTACAGTATCTACATCTTGGACAAAACATATTATTAATTTTCCTGCTGATACTTCTACTGATGATGATTTTGGATATGATAATGAAAAATCATTTATGATAAATTTTGGTTTACATTTTGGGTCTGATTTAACAAGTGGAACATTAAATGATAGTGCTTGGGCAGACTTTACAAATGCAAATAGATATGCTGGTATATCTTCATTTTTTGATAGTACTGATAATGAATTATATTTAACAGGTGTACAATTAGAATTAGGTACTTTTGTAAGTGGTTCAGAACCAGAATTTCAGTTTGTCGACCAAGCAACACAACTTATGCATTGCCAAAGATATGCACAAATGCTAGTAAATGGCACTAATCAAAGTTTAGGATTTGGACTTTATTATAATGCTAACTATATTTTTATGCAAGCTCATCTTAAAAATGCAATGAGGACTGCTCCTACATTGGAACTTACTACTACAGCCGGCAGTAATAATTTTGCAATAAATACTAGAGGAACAACAGATGAATTTGACACTATTGATGGTGTAGCGCATAGTCATTCAACTGGATGTGCTTTATATGTTGATGGTGATAATGCAGCTGGTACATCTGGTGATTGTGGAGATGTTAGAACAAATCATGCTGATGTTAAGATTGTTCTTAGCGCTGACATATAAAAACTTTATAAATACTTTATATAATTAACCGGTGATTTTATTATGTTATTAGACACTTATTTTTATCATTTACCCAGAGCAATACCTGCTCATGAATGTGAAGATATTATTAAGTATGGCAAATCTTTAAATCCTGAAGAAGGAAAAACATTAGCTAGTGCTAAAATGTTGTCTGATGAAGAAAAACAAGAACATTCAGAAAAAATTAGAACCTCAAAAACTGCTTTTATTACTGATACATGGATAAAAAAAGATTTACAAAGTTTTGTTAAGTATGCAAATAAATCTTGGCAGTTTAATTTAAACTGTAATGAAGATGTTCAGTTTACAGAATATGAACCTAGAGGTCATTATAATTGGCATAATGATAGTTTAAAAAATCCAATGAACATGAAAAATATGCAAAGAAAATTATCTACGGTTGTGCAATTATCATCTCCAGAAGATTATGAGGGTGGAGATTTAAAATTTAATTTAAGAGGTTTAGATAGTAATACCGGAGACACCGTGATGAGTCCACCTCCAGAATTTAAACAACAAGGTTCTTTGGTTATATTTCCTAGTTTTTTATGGCATAAAGTAGAACCTATAACATCAGGCAAAAGATATTCACTAGTAATGTGGACATTAGGAGAAAATTGGAAATGAGTTTACATGATAAAAAATATATAGTAGTTAAAAAAATATTATCGGAAGAGTTAGTAAAAATTTATTATGATTATATGGTAAATAAAGAAAAGGTTTGTATCACACTTATAGATAACAAATATATAAATCCTTTTTCTGAAGCTTATGGAGTTTTTAATGACCCACAAGTTTCTGGTGCATATTGTACATATGGTGACCTTTTGTTTGACAATATACTAACACAGTTAAAACCCAGAATTGAAAAAGAAACAGAATTAGAATTAACTGAAATGTATACTTATGCTAGAAATTATAAAATGAGAGATGAGTTAGAAAGACATAAAGATAGAAAATCTTGTGAAATATCAGGTACAATAAATTTAGGTGGTGACCCATGGCCTATTTACATAGACCCTAATCCAGAAAATGGTTACTATGATGAAGAAAATGATAAATACATTTCTTCTGGAGAAAAAGGTGTAGAAGTTTTATTAGAACCTGGTGATTGTATGTTATATTTAGGAACTCAATGTGAACATTGGAGAGACCCTTTAACTGATAAGTCTTGTAGTCAAGTTTTTTTACATTATAGAGAAACAAAAGATGTAACAAATGATGGTTGGGATAAAAGATTAGGTCCAGGTATGCCTGTATTTACTAGGAGAGATAAATAGTAATATGAGTACAGATGATATAATAAACAAATATCTAGGAGTAGAAACTGAAGATTCTAAACCAGAATCTAAGCCACCTGCTGTCGTTAGAAAAGAAGATAAGAAAAAAGATGATATAGATAACGACCACAATTATAGTAGAGAAGCATATTACGATTTAATAAACAAAGGTCAAGAAGCAATAGAAGGTATATTATCTGTTGCAAAAGAAGGAGAACATCCAAGAGCATATGAAGTAGCAGGTCAGTTAATAAAAAGTGTAGGTGATACTGTTGATAAATTACAAGATTTAAATAAAAAATTAAAAGACTTAAAAGAACTACCAAAAACTGCCGACACTAAAATTCAAAATGCTTTATTTGTAGGTTCAACTGCTGAATTACAAAAGATGTTAAAGAAAGATGAAAATACTAAAAGCAAAGTTATCAACACTAAACACAGAGATATTTCAGATAAGTGATTTAGCATTTGTTAAACACGGATTTGTATTAGAAGATATGTTAAATGGTGAAGAAATGATAAACCCAATTGAAGTACATAGATGTACAAATCAAGGTACAATTGGTGCATTGGGTAAAGAGTATAAAAAGAATTTATTAAAAGTAATTAAGGGTAGTCAAAGAGTTACTACTGCTATAAAATTAGGTTATACACACATAGAGGGATATTATGTCTGACGCTTATTTGGGAAATCCTAATTTAAAGAAAGTAAATACTCCAGTAGAATTTACTAAAGACCAGGTTCTAGAATTTCGTAAATGCGAAAATGACCCT